AGTAGTGCTTGTCCCTGCTGTCGCAGTAGGAGCTGTAGGAACTCCTGTAAACGCAGGAGCTGCCGTGTCTGCTTTAGTAGCAACAGCACTTGCTATAGCAGTAAACTCATTATCTATCTCAGTTCCTTTAACTACTTTACTTGCGTTACCGCTAGGAAGTGTATCCTTAGTTGTAAAGTTAGTTATCTTTGTATAGTTACTCATATTAATCCTTAGAGATTTTTACCTTCTTTTAATAAAAAGTCTACCTTCTGTATTGATAGAGGATAGCCGTTAATCTGTGCTTCAAAGCCTATCTGTAAGACTTTTCCAGCAGTGCCAGCATTAATCTTTTTAGTGTCTAGTTCTACTCCATCAGCATACGAAGCCACGTTATATTCAGCAATACCATACTCTGATACAGGATTAGCAGCTAATGTAATAGTTCCACCTGAAGGATTACGACTATAATCAAAGCCCCACTTAATAGATATAACTTGATTACCGCCACCAATAGCAACTACACCTACTTTCTTGAGAATCTTTACTGTAGTTGGTTTCTCAAAGTCAAAGTAGTTTGTATAATATGACCAGTTATAAGCAGTATCATTATCATAATAGCCAGTGTAGTTACCGATATAACCTGTTTGACCTACATATAACTGTTTTGCAGTAGTTACACAGAATGCTGTAGGATTAATGTTTCTCCAGATAGTTGCTCTAGCAGCACCATTCTCTAGCACACCTCTAGTATCAAAACAATACGTAAACCCTGTAGATGGTAATGCTAATAGATAAAATGCATCTGAAGGATAATATACTGCTTTAATATTTGCTTCTGTTTCACTGTTAACTTGTACAATTAAGTCATCACGTACATTCTTAGATACATCTCTAAACGGTAAAGATTTCTCTTGGATAAGTCTCTGTAAAGACTGTACACCTGTTTCAGATAAGAATAATAAATCTGTACCTGCTATAGACTGTACTGAATCTCTAGCAATACAACCTACACCTTTAATAACATCATTTAAAGTTAAACTAGAAGGAGTAGTAGGATTAGCATAGACAACAATATGTCTACGACACATAATGATCAAGAAACCATTATGTGCTACTATAGATACTATAGGATCACCAGTAGGTATTACTGTACTTATGTCTAATGACCCTGAAGTACCTGTTGTAAAGTTACTAGGGTTTTGTAAGTCACTAAAGTATACTGTTTGTGTATCACCTGTGATATTAGCAACCCATAATCGTCCATAAGCTGTTAAAGAACAATTAGGCATGAATGTTGCTGTTGTATAACCTGCAGGTAATGTACCAGTGTCACCTAATTGTTGAAATCCATAAGAACCAGTATGAGTATGTTTTGGACCAGTATCAACTAAAGTTAACACGTTACTAGCAGTATATCCTGTTCCTACAGCCGTAGTAGTTACACCTGTGATTGCTGTTCCGCTTACAGTTGCTACAGTAAAGGTTGCTCCAGTTCCAGAACCACCAGTAACGGTAACAGTATCACCAACGTGCCAGTTAGTTCCACCAGTAGTTACTGTGACTCCTGTAATATGACCTGAACCGTTTACTGAAGAGACTGTTAAAGTAGCTCCTGAGCCAGGTAAAGGTAACTTATGATATACTAATATAGGATGATCTTTTTGTACAAAGATGCAGTGTGCTGATGTATTACCACTATTATCATAAGGCATTGAAGCTATTTGCCAGTTATCTGCAGTAATCGTATAAGTTAAATTAGCAGAGTTATTTGCATTTCTGATTGCAGAAGCAGTTAATGTTGCTGTACCTGTATAGATATTATTATTAGCACAAGTAAATAATACATCCGTATCTGACTTAACAAACTCAAAGATAGTCCTTACTGCATAACTACCAAGAGTAGTCGTGTTTACATTGTCCCAGCCTTTACGAGCACCAACTCTACCATACTTATCAATAACACAATTAAATGCTTCTAGAGCAAATCCACTAGCAAGCTGCACAGATGAATCTTGAGTGTTTAAACCCATGAATCCTGGTGCTTGTATTGCTCCTGTGAGTATGCTTTCAGCCATTAGTTAGCCGTCCAAGAATCTTCTTCAAGATAACGTCCAGACTCTAAAGCAATAGCGTCACCTAAAGATTGTTTATATAACTGATAGATCTCGTTAGAGTTTAAACCACCATCTTCACCACGTTCAGCAATAGCCCTTGCTAGTGCTCCAAAGATAATAGGCTCATAAGGAATTAAGACACTATCGGAGTCACCAGATAATGCTACTTGAGGTTTAATGATGTTAAATCGTAGATTGTATACTCCGTTAGGAATAGGATATAAGTCTACTTGTGTATCTCCATTTTCGTCTACACCATTAAAGTTATAATACATTGGTTGATTATATTGAGCAGTATCAATCAGGAATAACTTATCCATCTCATTGGTGGTCTTTAATTCTAAGAAGTTATTACTTGTATCATCAATAACATCAATAACTCTGAATCTTTGTCCTGAACCAACTAAAACATAGTTAAAAACACCATTACTTGTAGAAGCACTTAATGTATCTGATAATGCATTCCAGTTATAAGCGTCTTCTGCTTGTCTCTTAGCATCATTAACAAACTTACCAATTAACTTAGAATAACCACTTTCTTGTACAGATGTTACTTCAGGCTCACGAAGCCTTATCAGTACATCATTAACAAGTTGTATATAATTATAGGTAGCCATAATAGCCTTTTAAATTTAATGAATAGTATACCACAGTTTACTATAAATGTCAAGCACTTTATGCTAACATTTTAGTTGCTATCTCTTTTACTTCAGCAACACGTTTCAACCAACCTTTACCGTAAGTATCGAATGTAGCTAATCCTTGATAGAACCTTGTCTTTTCTATACTAAAGTCTTCTAATAATCTAGTGCCGTCAGCAGCTTGAATAGCTTTAAGTGTGTTCTGTCCTAATACACCGTCAGGAATGACTCTTAAAGCCCTCTGGAGGGTCTTTCTCGACTGACCTGGACCCGAGTTAATAGCGAAGTCAAAAACAGCGTAATCAACCCCCGAAGGCAGTTCGTCACCCTTCACAGCATCCCAATAATTAGCCTTATAAAGAGGTTTAACGTCACTAGGAGTTAACTTCTTCATATCATCATGAGTAACTTGTTTATTAATAAATCGTTCCCAGTTAGCCTGAGTACATCCTAGCATCGTGCTACCTTTACGTCCATCAGGTAGTTTATTACCAGGATCACGTTCATCAGCAGTGAATCCACCTTCAGACTTAATAACTAAATCAAAGGACTTATCCCAATTACTAATCATTTCTTAGCTCTCATGTCTGCGAGCTTCTCAACCGTTCTGCCACCGAAGTAGGCGAGGAAGCAGATCTGCCCCCACTGACCTAGGAGGTTGACGAAGCCCTCTTGTGGGCTGTGTCCAAAGGCTGACATCATTGTGAACACAAAGTAAGATACAAAGATTGCAATCAAAGCCATAGGTCTAATGTTTTTAGATAACCACGAGTCTGAACTCATATCAGCTTGCCATCGATTACTAATATTAGTTTGTTCTACTTCATAGAGTTTAGTGTCGTTAGCCATTTGAGCTAACTCACCATTCTGAGCTAATGTAGCTAATTCTAGCTGTGCTTTAGCCTTCTGCTCAGGATCAGGTATGAGCTTATCAATTAACTTACCACCAATGTTGAGTATTGCATCAAGTCCAAACATTATTTTTTCCCCATCTTTTCACGTTCTTCAAGCAACTGTACTTTAACTTGCAATTGATGAATGTCTTTGTATATTTCTTCTTTCATACCGTGCCTACGTTCTGCACTAATTGGACTATCTGTAGGTACACCTTCTTTAGTAATCAAAGTTGGCATACTTCCTTCAATCTTAGTAAGACGTGTAGAGAAGTCAGACACTTGACCTAACAACCAAGCTAAAGCAGCTACGATAATTGGCAGTACTGCTTTTAAGATGTCTTGAATGTTCATTTTTTATTATATAACTCAAATAAAGATTTAACTTTCTCTTCTAAGACAGCGATCTGATTATGCATCTTTGCTAATACAATCACTAGCGTTACAAAGCCTATCAATAAGCTAGACATTTTAGAGATTGTATCGAGCAAGTCCATATCGTTAACAGTCCCACTTCTTGAGTGCTAATGCTTTACGTGTAGGTCTTCCTTTAGAGTCTTCCATTGGTCCACTAACACCACCCATACGAGCACAGAAGCTCTTACGTCTACCAGCAGCTTTAGGAGACTTTGCAGCCTCTTTAGCGGACACTGGAGGCTTCAGGTTAGCTCCTTCAGTCTTCTTAAAGTATGCTCTACCTTTAGCGTTTAAACCACCTTCAGGATTCTGATAAACTTTCTTAACCATTATTTCTTCTTCGCTGTTTTAGCTGAGTCTCTAAAGTCTTTAGCAGTTGGAGCACCTTTTGCCCCTACTGAACGCATTCTCTCTTTAGAGCCTTCAGCGATACGTTTACGTTTAGCTGCGATGTTGGCATACAATCCAGGTTTAGTAGCCACTTGAGTATCCCTTAGTCTTTTTCTTAGCTGGCTTACTCATTCCTGCTTCAGATAACCCAATCGCAACAGCTTGTTTACGAGACTTCACTACAGGACCACCTTTACCAGAGTGTAGTGTTCCTTCTTTATATTCTTTCATTACTTTACCTACTTTAGCTGGTGACTTTTTCATAGTAATCCTTATGATATAAATTTTTTAATAAATAATGTAATAGCAGACCCTAGTGCTCCTGCAGTGAGTAATAGCACATAGAGTCCACCTTTGCCTTGATTGATGGTAGCGTTAACTTTCATCATCTCCTGACGTAACAGGTTGACTTCGGTTATTAGTATCCGTACTTCGGCTTCTAATGCACCAAAGTCCTTTCCTGTTATTTCGTCCATGTTACCCTTCGATAATATCTGTCGGTTTGTTCAAGGCTTCTTTAAGTAGTGTAATAAAAGCATTCTTACCTACGTTTAATTGATCAAGATTGAACTGAGCTGAGTTAATCTTTCTATCTAAGTCGATACAATGATTAAATAGTGCTTGTTGTTCTTGTGTTAAATCCTCATACGCATACTCTACATCGTCTATAACTATAGGGGTCTTTTTATCTTGTCCCATGTTATTCTCCTAGGTTGTACTACAGGTTAAAAAACTATTGAGCTGCACTCCTTAATGGAGTTAAGTCTTCTGTTGTCCAAAAGTCTTTAGCAATCATAATATTTAAATGCTCTTTGTTTCGTCTGAGCGTATCAGTCCAATCTTCATCAGACATATCTTCTGTCTTTCCTGCATTAATTAGATTTACTGAATCCATTGCTGCACTATAGTGTTGTGCAATTTCTTCTGCTGTTATTGTATTTTCCATTTTAATTCTCCTTAAGGATGGGTTGCTTTGTATGCGTCAAATTCTGCTTTGAGTTCTTGAATTGCTTTAAGAAGCATAAACGGCAAAACGCTTGCTTTTAATTGTTTGTATTTTTCTCCATTTTTTTCTATTGGGTTTAAATCTTCTTGAACTAAACCAGCAAATACTTCTTCAACTTCTTGTGCAATTAAACCAAGTTCTTTTGGAGTTCCTTCTGCATCATTTTTCCAGTTATATTTAACAACACGAAGTTTTGCTAAATCTTCAAGATAACCATCACGAGTAGATTCAATATTTTTCTTTAATCTTGCATCAGAAGAAAAAGATGAAGTTCCGTTACCATATAAATAATAGTTAGCAACTGTATTATTTCCCCATAAAAAATATGAAGAAGTATTATTTGCATTTGCTTGAATACCTACACGAATACCATTGTATGCAGAAGTATTTGTTGTATTAGTAAAGTTTGCTACTAATGTAGAAGTTGTGTTTACATTGAATTTTTCACTATTTCCACTACCAGCAGTTGTTCCTATAAAAGTATTTCCTGACCCATCTACAGTAACTCTAGGATTACCATCACCATCAGATAAGACAATGTAGTTACTTGCTGTACGGATGTCTAGACTGCCTTGATTGCCGTCAAAGCCACCGAGAATAGTGTTTCTAGTTCCTGTAGTTACTAATTGACCACAACCATTGCCGTATTGATTAGCTGCGCCAACAAAAGTATTGCATGAACCAGTAGCGGAATAACCAGCCTTGTAACCTATGTAGCAACCATTAGAACCGCCCGAAGTATTACTATACCCAGCTTGGTAGCCAAGAGCCGCAAATTGAATTCCTGTCGTATTGCTGTATAAGGCTTGATAGCCTACGGCTGTATTGTTAGATGCTGTGGTGTTGCTAAGTAAAGCTGCATACCCTATGGCCACATTGTTAGAACCAGTAGTGTTTCCAATACCAGCAAAATTACCCATTGCCACATTGCTTGCACCTGTTGTTGTGCCAGCTAATGTTTGTCTACCTACTGCCACATTATCACCACCAGTTGTGTGAGCATATAACGCTTGATAACCAATCGCTGTAATAGGGTTTGCACTAGTAGTGTTACTATATCCAGCTTGATAACCTACTGCTGTATTTTGAGATGCGGTGGTGTTTAAAGCTAATGCTTGTGCGCCTATTGCTGTGTTTGTGCCACCAGTAGTATTTTGTTCTAATGCGGTACGACCAACAGCCACATTGTTTGCGCCAGTTGTGTTTGCAAACATTGAAAGATAACCCACGCCAGTATTGCTAGAACCAGTAGTGTTAAATCTTAGTGATAAAGAGCCAACACCAGTATTGCTTGAACCTGTGTTGGCATATAAAGCTAATTGACCTACAGCAACAATATCTGTTCCTGTTTGGTTTGAATAAGCTGCTTGATAACCTACTGCTGTGTTATTAGAAGCTGTGGTGTTTGAAGCTAATGCTTGATGCCCTGTAGCCGTATTGTTACCACCAGTTGTATTTGATGCTAATGCACCATTACCATAAGCGTTGTTATAAGAACCAGTAGTATTAAATCCTAATGCAGAAGCAATAGCTGAATCGGTAGAACCAAACGCATTATTATAATTACCAGTTGTATTTGAATATAAAGCGTTTACACCAAGCGCAGAGTTTTGAGCACCAGTAGAATTTTGGCGCAATGCTGAATAACCAACAGAAGTATTTTGTGCGCCAGTAGTATTACTATACCCTGCTTGATAACCTACTGCGGTGTTGTTAGAAGCGGTGGTGCTCTGTGCTAATGCAGAAATTCCTAATGCAGTGTTATAAGAACCTGTCGTATTAGTCTGAAGTGTTGCAAAAGTTACACCAGATATATTTCCACCCAATGCAGCGTTTCCAGTGCCTGTAGTGTTTTCATACATTACTTGGTTACCAATGGCGGTGTTGTTATTTGCGGTAGTGTTTGAACGTAAAGCCTGATAACCAACTACAACGTTATTAGCACCAGTTGTATTGCTATAAGCAGCTTGGTATCCTACGGCTGTGTTGTAAGAAGCGGTGGTGTTTGACTGTAAAGTTTGATAACCAATAGCAGTATTTGAACTGCCAGTAGTGTTGTAATAAAGCGTGTTAGTTCCAACAGCAATATTTGTAGTTCCTGTAGTATTGCTAAATAAAGAATAAGCACCAAAAGCAGAAATGCCACTACCGCTTGTATTTGAATTTAACGAAACTAAACCAAAAGCACTATTTCCGCTTACAGCACCACCACCCTTACCAACAGTAAGACCTGATATAGAAGCATCATTTGCCATTGTTACAGTCGTACCATTAAATGTAAAGTCTGCATCGTCTTGCAATAGCCCTGCTGTGCCAGCATAAGTTACTCGACCAGATGTTAGACTAGATAAACTGAGACTTGCGCCTGCAATAGTACCTGTAAATGTAGGGCTTGCAGAAAATACTAGATTAGTGCTAGTTGTTCCTGTAGCACCCGCAGCTGTATAGCCTGTAATATTATTAAATGACGTAATACTTGCTGTTGAAGCGTTAGTACCACCATTAGCTACAGGCAAAACACCTGAAACATGCGTTGTTAAAGCAATCTTACCCCAACTTGGCGCTACGCCAACACCGCCTGAGATTAAAGCATTTCCTGTAGCTACATCGGCTAGTTTAGATAGCGCTGTAGTAGTTGAAGCGTACAGTAAATCACCAACAGCGTAAGAAGATTGACCTGTACCGCCATTAACAGCTACTAATGTTCCAGCTACAGTTACTGCGCCTGTTGTTGCAGTCGCTGGTGTTAAGCCTGTTGAACCAAAAGTAATAGATGTTACTGCGGCTGTAGATGGTACCGCGCCCCAAGATGGAGCGCCGCTTGTTGTAGCTATAAGAACTTGACCTGTTGTGCCAGCAGCGGTTATACCAGCAGCGGATGTACCATTACCGTATACCACGCCATTTAAAGTAAGTGTTGTAGCCCCTGTACCACCATTACCAACAGGCAAAGTGCCTGTAACGCCTGTAGTTAATGGTAAACCTGTAGCGTTAGTAAGCGTTACAGAAGTAGGCGTACCTAAAATAGGGGTTACAAGTGTAGGGCTGGTTGCTAGTACGTTATTGCCTGTACCTGTATTAGTAACCGAAACTAAACCTTTGCTGGCATCAGTAGCTACAGCAGATGAGGCGGTTAATGAATTAACAATCGGTTGGGCGGTAAAAGTAGCTACGCCTGTAACACCTAAAGTCGTACTAAATGTGCCTGAAGTAGAAGATAAACCTGTAAGTCCTGATAAAGCGCCTGCATCTGACAGAATACCAACAGAATTTTGGATAATCTTGCCTGTTGTGGAGTCAAACCTAGCTAAAGCATTATCGGTTGAAGATGCTGGGCCGTAAACATCGCCTGACGCAGCGTATGACCAGGACAAAACACCTGATCCGTCTGTAACTAAAGCCTCACCCGAATTACCATCAGTTGTAGGCATAGTAAGTATGTAACTAGCCCCTAAAGTTGCGGGGGCTTGAAAACCTACATATTCGCCACCTGTTGAATCTTGTAAACGTAAATCGCCTTGCGCTGTAATATCTACTTGACTTGCTTCTATGGATCGACCCGCCGTTAAATCTGATACAGCAACTTTAACCGTTGACCCACTTTGTACTATAGGTACCTGTTCAGTACCTGCTAAAGGGGTGGTTGCGGGAGGCAAAGCTGATATTTTTACATTTGACATTTTTCTCTATTCCAACAAAATATACCTTTGTTAAACGCAACTTAATAGGATAAATAGTGTTTTTATTTATTCGTATATAACTGTTGCGGTG